ACTGCTCGTTGGGCGGGGGCAGCGGCACGCCCAGTTGCTCCTCGACCTTGGCCCGGTAGGCGAAGGACAAGTGCTCCATGATGTGCGCCTGGATGGACGACATCATCTGCTGAGCCATCGGGTTCTGGCCGATCTGCTGCGCCATCAGCGGGTCTTGCATCAGCGCCATGTGGGTGGCGATGTGGGCGTCGTGATCTTGGTAGATAAACGCCTTGACCGGCTTGCCGTTGAGGAACGCCATGTTCTCCGACAGCGGGTCGCGCGGGGTCATGTCGTCTTCGATTGGCACCAACTTCTCGGCGTTCTTCACGCCCAGGACCTCGATCATCTGCCGATGCAACTGGGGCAGGTCGTAGATCTGCGGAGCCTGCGCAGCCAACTGAATGACCGCTTGGTACTGCATGATCCGCTGCGCCATCGTGCTGCTGTTGGGGTCCGACACGGGGATAACCTCCACCATGTCGTAGTCCTCTTGCTTGGCGCGGCGGCTGCCCTTCTCCGGGTCGTAGGAATACGCCGACGGGGTGTAGTCGCGGATGATGGCCTTGAGGAGTTTGAACTCCTGCTTCATGGCGAAGTGCACACGTGCCTGCACCGCGCTCATGGTCTTGAGTTGCCGCTCCAACAGGGCCAGCGTCGTGCCCACCGGGGCCTGGGCCGACATGTCGCTGACCTTCATGTCCGCGATGGAGCCCAGACGGCGGCCTTCTTCGGTGATCCGCTCAAGCAGTGCTGCCAGGACCTGTGACGGCTCCTTGTACGGCAGCGGCATGATGTTGTCGCGCAGCGCACCAGACGGGATGTCCACGTCGCGGAACTCACCCGGGGCGATGGGCGTGTCGTCGCCCTTGACGCGCAAGCCGCGCGATTTCAGACCGCCCGGAAGATTGCTGAGAGTACCGGCATCAACCAACTGCCGGATGAGAGAAGTGCCAGCACGAGCATATCCGCCAATGAGGTGTATGAAACCGAAGCCATAAGCGCCAAACCCCGGGATGTATGTGTACTGTACGAAGTGCTGACGCTTGAGTCTCTTCTCGTCGTCAGGCTGCCAGTTGCGACGGATGGCCAGGACCTTGGAGGTGCCCCGGTCGATGGTGATGATGTAGGGCAGCGCGATGCCGTCCTTGTCCTCGTACCCCGGCAGGTCGTAATCGACCTGAATCTCTGCAACCTGATACCGGTCATCGTCCGTCAGGCTGTAGCCCTGATCCTCGGCTTTCTTTTTCTCCACGTCCGTGTGGATCTGAACCGGGTCGCCCAGGTCAACGTCGCGGTAGAACCCCTCGACTTGGAGTTTCCTGATGTCGTTCTTGGTCTTGCGCATGAGGTGCGTGACCCGCTGCGCTTCCATGGCGCTGGTAGCACCGTAGGGGATGATCACGTCTTCTGCCGGGACGAAGATCGAGACCTGCCGACCCAGGCTGGGGTCGAAGTACACCTTCTTGAACGCCGAACCTGCCAAGCCCAGGTTGAACAGCATGCGTTCATGCTCGGGGCGGTATTCGGACATGACCTCCGTCAACTGGTAGTTCATGTCGTCGCGCACGCGCTCGGCTGCTTCTTCCTTGAGTTTGTCGATTGCACCGACGATTTCGGTCTTGACGGGCCCGACGGAGGGGAAAGTCTCGATGATCGTCTCGGACTGAAAGCGCACTGCGGCTTCGGTCAGGATCGTGGAGTACACGCCACACGCGCCGTTCCACGGCTCGGTGCGCTCCTCGTACTTCATGCCCAGGACTTCGAGCCCCTTGACGAACATCTCCACCCAGTCTTTGCGGGAGTTGATGTCGCCGTCCACTTCGCCCATCAGATCGGAGGCGACCTTCTGGAGTTCGTTCTCGTCCATGTACTCGGCAAGGTTGGCGTCAAACGCTTCGTCGCCGGTTTCGCTTTCGGGCTCCAGTTCGATCTCGACGCCGCCCATGGCGATCTTCAAAGATTCCGGGTCTTCAACCTCGATTTCGATTACAGGTAGATCTTCGGCCAGCGTTTCCAAACCCTGTGGGGCGGAATAAACCGAAGGCATCATGGAATTGGTTGCCATCTCAAATCCTCATCAGTAATACGCCGAACGGCGCGACCGGTACAAAGGCTCGTTGTCGGCCTGATCCGTAACCAGTCGCATCATCCCACCTTTGCGGACCCGCATCAATGCGAGCGTGCACGCGTCTACCGTGTCGTCGTGCTCTCCGGCAGGGAAAGCCAGTATCTCTTCAACTACCGTGGATGCCCATGACGTTTCGGGGAACCAAACCTGCCCGGAGGCGAACATATCGGCCACGGCGTTCAGGCGCGCAATCTTGTCTTGCCCTTTCCCGGGGCTGAAGTCCTGCACAAATATCCCAGATCTGCGCATTTCGTCGATCAGCGGCTGGCCAGACGCCTTGGCTTCCACGATTACCGAGTCCGGCTCCCATTCCTTGGCCTGTTCGAGCGCCATGACCTTGAGTTCGGGGAATTCGTACTTGTCGCGCACAGAATTGAGCAGGATCACGTTGTCCACGCCCTTGAGGTCCTTGAAAACGCCCCAGGTTTGGCACACGGTGAAGTCCGATCGCTCCTTGGTGGTCAGGGCCGTGTCGTACGCCTGCACGATAAAGTCAATTTCGGGCGGATCGCGCTCTTTCCACCACTGGATCCAATCCCGCTTGATGATGGCAGCCTCAGAGGCCGTCGGATTCTGCTGGTATTGCGCGTACCACTGCCACATGATGTGGTGCATGGACGCCCGGGTCTTCTGCAACGCCTCAAGTGCCCACTGTTCGGGCCAAATTGACTTCTCTTCCTCGGTGTTCTCGTTCAGAATCGCGGGGAACTCGAAGACTTCGTACTTGTCGCCGTCTTCGTTCATGGCCGAGTCTTTGGTCAGCCGTCCAATGAGATCCCGCAGGTGCCACCGCGTGTGCAACACGCAGATCTTGCCCTCGGGCATCAGACGAGTACGCAGGCCCGCCGTAAACCACTCGTATGTAGCGTCCAAAGACGTGAAATTCGACGATTTCAGGTCCTGTTCTGAGTGCGGATCGTCGGCAATGATGAGGTGAGCACCCCGTCCGGCCAGTGCACCGCCCACACCGATGGCGAAATACTCGCCTCCGGCGGTCGTATTCCACTGGCCAGCGGCCTTGGCGTCCGACGCAATCTGCGTTTTGGGGAAAACCTTCTGGTATTCCGGCGTCTGCATCAGGTTTCGCACCTTGCGGGCCATCACGACGGCCAAATCCGCCGTGTGCGACGCCACAATCACCTTGTGGTCGGGGTTTCGCCCCAGATACCAAGCCGGGTAGTAGATGGAAATCATCTGCGACTTACCCATACGGGGTGCCATTGACACCGCGATCCGGTCTTTGTACCCCTTTTCCACGTCCATGAGCAGTCCGCCCAGGCGTTTGAGGTGCAAACCGAACTTGTACTTGGGGTCCAGCGCCCCGATGAACGCCAGAAAGTCGTTCTGGCACAGGGTCATGCGCCTGCGTTCTTCCAACTCATCAAACATGGCCAGCAACTCGACGGCCTCGTCGGGCGGCAGCGACTTGACCAAGCGGTCAAGCATGGCAGGAGTAAGACTAGAGGGAATTTTCATCCGCTTCTTCGCGGGATTCCACGTCCGTAATCTCTGACAGGTCTAGTTTGGCAGGGGTTTTGGCGTCGGCACGGGGCTCGAACACCTCGTTTTCGATGACCTGCGTCAGCCTTTCGCGCAGCATCTGCTCCAACTCTTCGGTCGGACGGTGGCGCAGCGTGATTTCGGTCTTGTCCGTGAACAGTCCCACGTCGGAGATCTTGCCCAGCAGTTCCAGGGATTTCAGGCGGATCCGGGGGTCGGGGTTCTCGGTCTCCAGGATCAGTTTGTTCGTGACGTAGGTCCGCATCTGCTGGGCAGATTTCACGACCGTCTTGTCGTACTCGTCCAGCATGGCCGCGATGTGAACGATTACTTCCGGCCTGGAGAGTTCTTCCTCGGATACCGAGTTGCCCATCAGGGCTGCCCGACCGATTTTGCGGTCTTGCTCCGTCGGAGTCGGCAAGTGCCCCACATCCATCAAGGATTGGAGGGCGGCGGTTACTCGATCTTCAAGCGACTCAAACGTCGGCGAGAAGTCCGCAAGGGGGGTATCAAAATCGATTGACGGTACGAACATGGCGATTGCGCAGCCCTGGACGGCGCGAGTGTAGGGTATTTTTTGTGTGTTGGGTAGTTTGGGTCCCCTTGACGGGGGGTGTTTCCCTTTTAAGGGGGGTGGGGTCGGGCTGGCGGGAAATTTTATTTTGTACTGGAGCTTTATACAGTACGTTGTTTTGGGGAGGTGTGGGAGCGTGCAACACTCAGCACAAGCGCAGCGCGCGGAGTCCCAAGCGCCACATGGGGCCCCGGGGGGCGGTGGGGTCGCGCCAGGGGCCCCCAGGATCTAACCCTTAGATCTAACTAAACACTTGACAACCCATGCGAACCCATGCACAATCGGCCTTGTCGATTGCGACACGCGATCGGCAATTCAATCAACGTCAATCAAAGGAAATCACCATGTCAGTTATCAAGACCCCCACGAAGCCCGCTGTCACCGCCCCGGCCTTCAACCCATTTGCCCTGACGATCGTCAAATCCTACGGGAAATTTGACAAGGCCGCGTCCAATTTTGCCGATCAACTGTCCCGCACAATGAATCAATACATTGACGCGGTGCGCGTTGCCCCGGGCATCGGCAAGGATCAAGAGTCTTGCAAGGCCGTGCAAAAGGCGATCCGGGAATCCGATGCGTTTGTCCGGGCTGTTGCGGACGGCCTGTTGCACCGTAGCACGGTTACAGAGTATGCGCAGGGCGCCGCCCGCGCCTTGCACCACGGCGTTGAATGGTTCGCCGATATCAAGAATCGCCCGGAATTTGGCCTGCCCTGGGGCAAGGCGGGCAAGGGTGGCGCGAGCAAGGCAGGCGCCGTGACGTCCACGTCACGCGAGGATCTGGACAAAACGTTGTCCAAGGCGATCGCCCAGGCCCGCATGCTCGGCCTGACAGAGTTCGCCGCGCAAGTCTTGGACGTGGCGATCGAATCCCTGGACGGGTTCAAGGAAACCGCAGAGTGATCAGCAGGGGCTTCGGCCCCTTGCCCCCACAGCCCGCCTCGGCGGGCTTTTTTGTTGCCTACGCAAACGTAGCCTGCGCTACGTTTGCGTGATAGTAGTCCGAAGGCGCGTGAGCGAGAGGGCGCGTGGGGGAGCAGGCGCGCGAAGCGCCGCATCTAATCTTAGATCGCCGGGCCGACCCCGCCGCATCTAAGATTAGACACTATCACGCAGGGGCGGCATCTAAGCCTTAGATGACCGCGCACACGTAGTGTGCGCGCTTTTTTGCGCGGCGTCAAGCACTTTCGCATCTAAGCCTTAGATGACCTTGTAACGGATGTAACGAAATTTGCCTCGATGTAACGAAATTGGCGTTACAACACTAACCCTCGGGTTAACCCGAACGAAAACACCCCGAGTTGCTGCAAAATGTAGCAAAAGTAGGTAGCAACCCGTAGAAAAAAGCAGGTGTTTGTGTTGTTACTACACTACATAATAGATAGATAGATAGGATGTAACGCTGTAACGCGGATTTTTATATGATTCCCAAATTTCGCTCATTTTGTAGGTGTAAACCCTTGGTGACTTGTTTTTTGAGCGAAAATTCTTGTTTTTTCGCTTTCTCTCTCTAAAACCGCGTTACACCGTTGCACCCCCCATTTTCGCCCCTGAAGTAAGCCTCC